GAGCGGCCGGGCTTCCCCACCACAGGAGAACGCCAATATGATCAGGATACACAAAACGCATTGCGATTTTTACGGGGTTTTGTTTGTGGCTGCAGCTCTTTCAAAAGACCCGAACAAACCTCTCGGACTTATAAATTCGTCGGGCCGCATGATCGAAGCCACGGACGGTCGTAGGGCGCACAGGTTTAACCTATCCGAAGAAATACCCGCGGGGCTTTATGAGGTAGTTTCGAAGAGTAAAAAAGAAATTGTCCTAGTCGAAAATAAAGAGGGCCTTCAATTTCCGGATATTAATCGCGTTATCCCGCTAAATCCCGAGCTTTCTACGCTCCCTGTAAGCAAATATTTCGAGCAGATTTACTGCGAAGTTATCCGCGCCCTTCCCAGCGGGTACGCCATTCAAATTGATTTTTTTAAAGACGCGCTTTCCGGTAATCCGACGGAGTTTTCGGCGGGGGGCGGAAAAGGCCCCGTTTATTTCAAAGGCGAAAACAGCGTCGCTATTATCATGCCGCTGGACTTTACCCGGAGTGAAAAATAATGATTCCCGTTTCAGAATTTAACGCCGCCTTGTCCTGCGCCCTGGCCGCTGCGGGGACGGACCCAAAGCGGCCCGAGCTCATGGCCGTTTTGCTGGAATTTCTCCCCGAGGACTTGCTCCGGTTTGTGGCTACCGACGGCCACAGGCTGACGTATGTTGAATGCCATGTCGCCCACGGCCAGCCCGACGGCTCGAGCTTCGTCCTTTATTCGGAATACGCTAAAAAACTACTCAAGGCCAAATTAAAGGGGCGTCTGACCATGGCGCCCTACGGGGAGGAAATACTTTTTACCGATGGGGAGACGGTGGAGACGTTCGGCCGGACTGCTCAGGAATTCCCCGATTATCGCCGCGTTTTATCACATGCTGACGAGCCCCCGCGGTCCGCCTGCATGCCGATTGATCAAGTCCTCGAAGCCCTGGACGCCTTTAAACCCTTCGCGGCCCGCGGCTTGACCGTGGAGCTCCACGACCGCGGCCCCTCGTATTTCACGCCCCGCATAAAGCAGGATATGGAAAGCATCCGGGCCGCCCTTACCGTAATCATGAGTTTTAAACCGTGATCGCCGGCCAGGTCATACCGGCGGGGCCGGGGTTTGCAACGGTCCTGCCGGATCTTGATTTCGAAACTTACAGCGAAGCCGGCTATATTTGGGACGGGAAGAAATGGCAAGGCATGACGAAAACTCAGCGGGGGCTGTCTGCCGTCGGGGCGGCCGTCTATTCTGAGCATCCATCAACCGAAGTCCTCAGCCTGGCCTATGACCTCAAGGACGGCCGCGGGCCGCGGCTATGGGTCCCGGGCTGCGCTCCGCCGGAGGACCTGTTCGACCATATCCGCGCCGGCGGACTCCTCGAGGCGCACAATTCCGGGTTTGAGTTCTATATCTGGCAAAACGTCTGTCAGGCTCGTATGGGCTGGCCGGCGCTCCCGTTCTGGCAATTGCGTTGCAGCATGGCGAAAGCCCGCGCCAATAGCCTACCCGGCAAGCTGGGGGACGCTGCGGCGGCTATCGGCGCCCCCGAACAAAAGGACCCGAAAGGGGAGGCGCTGCTCCGTAAGCTGTCCGTCCCCCGCAATCCGACGAAAAACAAACCGGAGACGCGGATAACCCCGGAAATGGACCCGGACGCATTCGGCCAGCTCTACGCCTACAACCTGCAGGATATCAAGGCGGAGGCGGCCCTTTCCGTTCGCTGTCCCGATCTGCTCCCCCGAGAGCTCGAATTATGGATCCTCGACCAGGCTATCAATACCCGCGGCGTCTATATCGATCAGGAGGCCCTGGCGGATTGTATAAACATCGTCAATCAGGCGTTTGACCGCTATACCGTTGAGCTGCAGGAAATCACTTTCGGGACCGTCCAGACGGCCGGGGAGCTGCAGAAAATACAGGGCTGGCTGGGAGCAAACGGCGTGCGACTTAGCAACCTTGACGCGGACGCGGTAGAGACAGCCCTCAAGCGGGACGACCTCCCGCCAGCGTGCCGCCGGGTCCTCGAAATTCGGGCCAGCTTAGGGGCGGCCAGCGTCAAAAAACTTTTTGCCATAGAGCGCCGCGTCAGCCGGGACGGGCGGCTCCGGGACCTGTTCGCCTTTTGCGGGGCCGATCGCACAGGCCGGTGGGCGGGCCGCGGTCCTCAGCCGCAAAATCTCCCGAGCTCCGGGCCGGACGTCGTCCGCTGTCCGGCGTGCGGGGTTGTTTTTTGGGCGGGCCTGCTTCATTGCCGGGCCTGCGGGGCGCTCCGCGGCCCGGACTGTAAAGCGGACTGGGGTATCGAAGCGGTAGAGGCGGCCCTCGTGGACATTGCAAGCCGGGACCTGGCAAGGGTAGAGGCTCAATGGGGGGACGCCGTGGCGGCCGTTTCTGGCTGTCTGCGGGGCCTTTTTGCGGCCGCCCCCGGGTGGGATCTCATTTGTTCCGACTTTTCGGCTATTGAGGCGGTCGTCCTGGCGGAGCTGGCCGGGGAGGAATGGCGTCAAGAGGTTTTCCGGACGCATGGCAAGATTTACGAAATGTCCGCCAGCAAAATAACCGGCATTCCGTTTGAGGACTTCGCCAAGTACAAAAAAGAGACGGGACAGCACCATCCCATGCGTAAGAAAGTCGGCAAGGTCGCGGAGCTGGCCAGCGGCTACGGCGGCGGGCTGGGGGCCTGGAAAGCCTTTGGAGCCGATGAATTCATGACGGACGACGAAATCCGGGACAATGTAAAAGCCTGGCGGGAAGCGTCCCCCGCGGTCAAAGCGTTCTGGTACGGCCTGCAGGACGCGGCTTTTATGGCGGTCCAAAATCCCGGGCATTGCTACAGCTACCAGGCGCCGCGGACCGCCCACGGTCAGCCGCCGGCGATAATCTACGGGGTCAAGGACGATATTTTATATTGCCGGCTCCCATCCGGTCGAAATCTCACATACCACGCCCCCCGCCTCGAGCCGGACACGGATTATTACGGCCGGCCCACGTTGCGCCTTACCTATATGGGGTGGAACAGCGATTATAAAAAAGGCCCGATAGGCTGGACGCGGCTTGATACATGGGGCGGAAAGCTGACGGAGAACGTCGTCCAAGCGGTCAGTCGGGACTTGCTGGCCTTTGCCATGCCGCCGCTTGAGCGGGCCGGCTATCCGATCGTTTTGCACGTTCATGATGAAATTGTCTCCGAGGTCCCCGCGGGGTCCGGCGACGTGGCGGAATTCGAAAAGATCATGTCAACGGTCCCCGCATGGGCGGAGGGCTGGCCGGTCAAGGCTGCCGGCGGCTGGCGGGGGAAACGATACCGGAAGGATTAGCGAATTATGCGCTGCTCGTATTGCGGAAGCAATCGCCATACCGTAGAAAATTGCCCGAAAACCTGGTCCGGATCGTCGGCCCGCCTGCATTTACGCCGCAAGCTGGCCGTCCGTGACCCTTCACGGCTGGCCGATCTGAGGGCCGATATCAACCCCCTTTTCTATGTCGTTCCCGGGCCGGTTGAGCCGTGGGAGCGTGTCGTCTGATTATGCGCCGTTGTTATTGCGGAAAATGTTTCAAGCCATGGCGGGGCGTCGTCCGATTGTTCGGCCGGACGGTAACCGCCTGTTGTTTTAAGGAGGTCAGAAAATGAGAGGATCCGAAGCGGTCCAGGCCGTCGCCGGCCAGGCGGTTGAAAATATGAATTTGCCCCGTAACGCGGTCAAAGGCGGCTGGGAGGGTTTGACCCTTCGCCGGCTGTTTTGGTTCCTCCTGGCGGAAGTCAGGGAGCTGGCGGGGGCATTGTGGCGACTGTCCCGGCTGCGGTCAGAGCTCCACCAGCTCGAGCGGGAGGAGCGCCTGGCGTGGGACCGGTGCGCCTACCTGGCGGACCGTGACCGGCTGCGGGCCGAAATAGAAAAAGCCCGCCAGGCTGTTAAGCATGAGGCTGGCGACGTCGTGGCCTTTGCGGCTATGATATTCGATCGAATTTAAAAAGACCCCGACGACCCCCGGCGGAGCATACCGGTTGACGGGCCGCCGGGGTGGCCGACTACTGGGCCAATTGGTCGTTGCAGCATTCCATAAGGTCAACCAGGGCGGCCGGACTCAGGAGAAACCCGTCCACTGGCGCCGGCTGGCCGGCCCGTACTTCGAGGATCTGGCTATCACCCTGCAGAACGACGGCGGGCTTTTTCACGCAACCGGTCAAGCTCAGCGCTGAGAGTATCAACGTCACCGCTATGAGCCGCCCGGCGGACCTTCTGTTTATCTTCATACGGCTTGCCCTCCCTGCGGCCCTCGAGCCAATCCAAAAGGACCGGCAAGAGGGCTGCGAGTATCGACAGAATGGACGCGGTCATTATTTAACCGCGGCTCCCGTGGCTCCGGTCCCCTCGACCCGGGCCAGGAGGGAATGGACGATCTTTTCCGCCTGCTCCGGGCTGACATTCGGGACGGCCCCGAGGATATGCGAAATAGCAATATCCAGCTTTTCCTTACCCGTGACTTTGGTAAGTCCGGACTTGACGGCCGCCGCGGCTTTTTCTTCCGCGTAGGTAATCCCCTGGTAAGCCAGGCTTTCCAGCCGCTCCTGAGCTTCGGCCGAAATTTGCAAGTTGAATTTCTGGCGGACCTTATTGAGGACCACGCCGACGAGCCCCAGGAGAAGCGCCGACAGGACCGGAAAGACAACGCCTGTAAGCAAGCCCGCCACGGCGTCCCCGACGGGGTTATCCGCGGCTAGAGCCAGAGCGGGGAGAATCAGCAAACAGAGAACGGACAGGACAGTTTTACGCATAGCTTTTTCCTCGTGTTTGGGTTGTTTTTTTTTGTCTGGCGGCGTATTGAACAATGAACCCGCCTCAGGAACGGACCGGCTTAAATTTGACAACAGAGCGGATCAGCCCGGCCTTCTCTATTTCTTACGGACCTATTATCGTCCCATCGGTGTCGGATGCTGGCTTGCTCGATTTCATGCGGACGTTCCCGGTGGAATCAACCCACTGAAAGTAAGTGCCTAGTCGCATAGGGTCGCGCCAGTGACTAGATACCGACCCTTGCACCCCCATCTCTGTGGAATACCCCGGGACGGGGGTTGTGGCATCCAAATCTCCGACATTATTCCAGGCGGCGTTTGTCCCGGCGACTTCGCTGGTCGCAGTGCTAACGGAAATCAGCGCCTTTTTGCGGATGTCGTTGCCAAAGTCGTTGTTATGGTTCGCCTTGTTACCGGTATAAAAACCCCCGATCCCAACATTGTCATAAACTGGGCAATATTCGCTTTTGTCTTCTTCGAGACGAATGCCTTGAACGAAATCAGTCACGGAATCTCGCGTGATCGTGTTGTCCCTCACGATGCACCGGCGGACCTTGGTTAAGCCCCCTTGCATTGTGCTTGCGCTGGCATGGATTTCAATAAAAGAAGTGCCTCCTACAAATTCGTTATTCTCGACCAGACTGTCCGTCACACCGGACAATTCAACGCTCGATCTCGTCGGAGCGACAAATTTATTTCCGGCGACTTTGATCTTATAGGAGTTAGCGCCCTCCCCGCCTGTCGTACTGCCACCGAGAATTAAGATAGAGGCCCCGCTTTTTACAGGCTTGATGAAATCATTATCTAGAATATCTATGTATTGCGATCCAACCGCATGAACCGCCATCCCGTACAAAGTGTTTTTGAAAAACTTCTGATATCTGGAGTTGACGTTCGGCCGAAAAGCAAGATTGTCCGATGCGTTCAAACTCCCCGCAGCATTGGAAAATGAGTTACCCCACGCCTTGAGGTTCCAGACTTCTCCATACCAATCGCGTTTGGTTACCCCGACTGGATCGCCGGAGCTTATGTCGTCCCCGGAGTTGTCAAAATATCCACCCTGGATGCTGGTAACCGACTGGTCGGTGTAGGTATTGCCGTAGATTTTAATATCGGAATCGTACTGATACCCCGCATCGAAACCCTGGTAAATAGTCTTTCCGGGCTGCGGGTACGATCCCTTGAACTCGGTGCCGTAGGTCCCGCCTGAAAATGTATTCCCATGGACTTTGATGCTCTTGGACTTGAAGAAAAAGGCAACGAAAATCTCCGACGACACTTGCGCATACCGATAGTTGATATTGCGGCAGTAAAAAAACTCAAGAGGAGCGGAATAGCCGTAATAATCTCCTCCGATGATGTCCACGTTGTCCACGCTCTGGAAAAGGGCGAACCGGCCGCCCGAAGAAATAACCCCGCCGGTGTATGCATACTCAACGTTCCGGAGTTCGATGTTGGAGAGCCGATCTGTTTCCTCGTACATGAGGGCGCGGCTATCGCCGTCGATCCCCGACTCAAAACCAGCGGGGCGGGCCGTTCCGTCCCTTAGCCCTTCCAGGGAGGACGGGTAAACTTGGAGGGCCGTTATTGAATTGGTGTTTATGATCTCGCCCCCGTCGCATTCAATGACAAAATCCCCTCTTGTTACATACTGCGGGGTGTTCCACAGGTACTGCCCTTTCGTAAAGACTAGATGGACAAAAGTGTCAGGGAAAAGATCATTAAGCACAGACCCAACTATAAAACCGATGTCTGCGGCGCCGGTCGAATCGGCACCAAACCACAATACATTAATCGTCTCATCATGTACCCGCACCCAACACCCACTAGCCCCGGTCGGGTCGCTATCCGGCGCAACATAAATTCCGCTTTGCGTGTCGGCTGTGACATTGGCGCTATTGTCGGAAGAATCCCAGCGGAACGCCCCTTGCCCGCCGTCGCCTGCGGTCGTGCGGCCCTCCATATATACCGCCTGGATCGCCCCGCCGCCCACAGTGGCTTGCAAATCCGCCAGAGTGTCCACGCGGCGGGTAATCGTGGGGCTCTGAATGTCCGATTTGACGAAAGGTGCCGCCATCATAATCGTGTACCTCCTAGAATTGGATATAATCGCTTGTTCCGTCGGGTATAAACTCGTAACCCTCGCCGGGTAGCAGACTGACCGACGCCTCGCCGGCTATCGTTTCCGTGGCTGCGGGTAGCAGGTTAACCGCGGAGGTCCCCGGGTCCGATCGCTTGCGAAAAACTTTTATCGATTTGGCGCCGGAGGCGGCCGCGGAAAGGAAAGTTAAATCCACGTCTCCGCCGCTGGCATCGATAACGATAATCTGGTCCGACTCTATAACCGGCCCCGTTACCGCTACCGCCCGAATAGCGCCCGCGGTCCGCCCCATGATTTTAAGGACGGCCTGCAAATGCTGGGAGTTTACGGCGGTATCAGGAACGCCGGAAGGAACGACGCCGGCCAGAGCAATGAGGGCTTGCATAAAGCCCAGCATGTCGTTTGCCCATTGTTCCTCAAAGGGTGTCCCGTCTGTTGCCGTCGGGCTTGAGGCGTTCTTAAAGGACCCGCCGGGATAATTAGCGTCCGCCGGGTTCGTGTTTAAATAAAGGTCCGCAATTTTAACAGCCATGGGCCTACCTCCTAGACGTATTGGACAATGAGCCCGCCCCAGGAATGGACCGGCTTAAATTTTATTATTGAGCGGATAAGCTCGTCCTGGCGCCCTATTGGTACGGACGCCGTGGCTATCTCCGTAAGCTCCCCGGCGCCATTGCGGACCGCCGGACCCCCGACAAAGAAAAACAGCGGCCAGTACCCGGGGTCCGCGGGAATATCGTAATCAATAATTCTTTGCGCGAAACTCGCCTCATCCCTGCAAATCGCGTCACGGTTTCCACAGGAGGCCAAAAGACCGCCCGCCATGATTCCGGTATAATAAATGTGATTGTACGTCCGACCGTTTACGACCAGAGCGCCCCGCGTCCCGCCACAATACGCCGCGGAGGTCCCGCATAGGGCGGTTGCATTTCCGCATATTGTCGCGGGGGCGTTGAATAGGAAAAGGCCCGGGTTTACCGGTGGATTATTCACATGGACATAAACGTCAAACCCGGCGGCCCGCAATTGCGCTTGCATAAAGTCCGCCGTACCG